TGCAATGCCTATTGTTGAGTACCGCAATAACGAAGAAAAGCAGGGTGATTTTGAACAGCTTATTCCGCTTATTGATGCGTATAACATTTTAGAATCGGACAGAGTGAATGACAAGGAGCAGTTTGTTGATGCGTTTTTGTTCCTGACAGGTATTGATCTTGACAGTGAACAGGCAAAGAAGCTTCGTGAAGAACGAATACTCATGGGATACGAGGGTGCAACGGCTCAGTATCTTGCAAAGGTGATGTCTGAAAGCGACGTGGAAGTTTTAAAGGACAGTCTTAAAACTGATATTCACCGTTTTTCGATGATACCTGATTTGTCCGACCAGAGTTTCGGAACTAATCTGTCAGGTGTTGCGATAAAGTATAAGCTTATGGGCTTTGAACAACACGTGAGAAATAAAGAACGTTACTTTACGAAGTCTTTAAAAAAGCGTTTTGAACTGTATACCAATTTCTTGTCTTTAAAGGGTGCAATGGAGTATGTGCCAATCCACAGGGTTGAGGTTGCATTTACGAGAAACCTGCCGATAAATGAACTTGAAGTATCGCAGATGGTGCATAATCTATCAGGTATCGCAACGAGTGAAACATTGCTTTCGCAGCTTTCATTTGTGGGCGATCCCAAAGAAGAAGCACAAAAAGCCGCAAAGGAACGTATGTTGAACGAAAAAATGAGAGGAGTACAGGAATAAATTAAAACTACATAACATAACAATTTATTTTACTGTACGGAAATGGAGGAACTATGTACGAGAAAAAGAACAAAGGGACACTAAACGACAAGTATCCCCAGAACAATAAGGGACACAAAAATAATGCAGATAAGGGACATGAAAGTGACGAACTGAAGTCTGTTATTGCGTCTTATGTCCAGGAGGCGTTGAAGGAAGCAAAGGCATCTTGGGAAAAGGATTTTGAAACAAGAATCAGTGCCGAAAGAGAAGATGCTGCAAAGCTTGCAACAATGTCTTCGGAAGAAAGAGCCAAGGTCGAAATGGAAAGAAAGCAGAAGGATTTTGAAAATGAAAGACAGCTTTATGTAACAGAAAGAGCTGAATTTGAAGCGGCAAAGGAATTGGCATCGCAGAACCTTCCTGTAAACTTTGCAAAAATGGTTGCCGATGCTGACAGGGAAACTATGCTTGAAAATATCGAAATTTTCAAAGCTGAATATCTTAATGCAATCGAAAAGGGACTTTCAGAGCGTCTTAAGGGCACACTGCCGAGAGTTTCAAAGGAAAAAGAACAGATGGGCGACCCATTTCTAAATGGTCTTGGAATGTAATTTAAGAAAGGATTGATTTTTTTATGGCTATAAACTATGCGAGCAAATATGCTCAGAAAATTGACGAAAAATTTGCAAGAGAGTCTATGACATCTCCTGCGATTAACAATGATTACGACTTTGTAGGTGTAAAGACTGTAAACGTATACAGTATTCCTACGGCACCGATGAATGACTATAACGTAACAGGCACAAGCCGTTACGGTACACCGCAGGAGCTTGAAAATACTGTTCAGGAAATGACAATGTCACAGGACAGAAGTTTTACTTTCACAATCGACAGAGGGACATATAACGATACACAGATGTCAAACGCAGCAGGTGCTGCACTTCAAAGACAGATAAGAGAAGTGGTAGTACCTGAAATTGACAAGTACCGTTTTACAAAGATTGTTGAAAGTGCAGGCACAACACAGACAGGCACAATTTCAAACACAACTGCATATGATGAATTCCTGACAGGTGCAGCGGCACTTATCGAGAACAACGTACCGATTGCAGGCACAGTTGCGTTTGTTTCAAGTAACTTCTATAAGAACGTCAAGGAAGATTCAAGCTTTATCAGAAACGGCGATATGTCACAGGAAATGCTTGTGAAGGGACAGATTGGTTCTATCGACGGAATTCCTGTTATCGTTGTACCTAAGTCATACTTCCCTGAAGGTGTTGAATTTATCATCACAAATCAGGCGGCGACAACTTCTCCTGTAAAGCTTTCAGAATACAAGATTCATGACAATCCGCCTGGTATCAATGGTTGGCTTGTTGAAGGCAGAGTGTATTACGATGCGTTTGTGCTTGATAATAAGAGCGACGCAATCTATGTGTTCAAGGCTGAATAATTTTAAGAAAGGGCTGTGTTGATTATGGAGGATAAGAAAACTCAAATCCTTGCAGCTACAAAACTTATTGCAGGGATTACAAACGATAACGATGACGAACTGCTTTTGTTTTTGATTGACGATGCAATCAATGCCGTACTTTCGTATTGCCGTATTGAATTTCTTCCACGTCAAATAGAGAGTTTTATTCCAACCATTGTTGCAAGGCAGTTCGAGAGAAGAGCACATACAGATGTGAAGTCTGTCACAGAGGGTGAAAGACGTGTTGAATATTGTGACGGAGAATATGATTTTCTAAGTGAATATTCTGTGCGTCTTAAGCCGTTTATAAACAGAAGTATAAAGCTTCCGTCAGATTTGGAGAGTGAAGAAAATGAATCCGTTTAACAGATTTTATGATACAGAAATAAGTGTCTATGAAGCTGAGAAGAATACATATTTCGAAAAGGGACACAAAAACTTTTTAGGGACACTAATTTGCGATCTTCAACCGTATGAATCTGAGACAGAAAGTAAGATTTACGGTCTTGACGAAAACAGAAGCTACAAAATTTTCTGTGATATAAACGATTTGCTTGAAAACGGCAGATATGTAAATTTTGGTGCACAGTGGTATATGATTGTCAGCACAGAGAAGTGGAGCATGGGCATGACGGCGGTTATGCGAGGTGTGGAAAATGTACGATAACGGACTTTTATATGTCGCAAAGCAAGTGGAAAGCTGTATAAACGAAGTTGTAAAAGCAAGTGCCAAAGCTGTATGCGAAAGAGCAAAATCACTGTGCGAAAATGAAGAAGTGACGTTGTCAGTGCAACATGACGGCAATAGTGCGAAAGTGATTGCTGACGGTGCCGTACCGATTGAATTCGGTACGGCATATACACCACCGAAGCCGTTTCTTGTACCTTCGCTTATCGCACAGAAAAACGATATCGTTATGCAAATGGCAGAGGAGATAGAAAAAGCAGGAGGCATGAAAAATGATTGATGTTAATATCGAAGCGGAAAAATCACTTGCCCTGCTCGATGAAAATGTGGTATATCAGTATCCTGAAAGTTTTGGTGAATTGCCTGTTATAAGCTATTACAACGTAGCAGAGTGCGGAGCATTTTATTATGATAATGATGAGAGAATACAGGAAGGTCATGTGCAGGTGGATGTATGGTCTGATGTACCGTATGAGTGCGGCGAGATAGCAATAAAAGTGAACGACGCAATGACACAGGACGGCTGGACAAGAGAATTGTCTATGGACGTCCCGAAAAATAATGAAAAAATTTATCACAAAACAATGAGATTTCAGAAGTACTTTAATCTTTAACTGAAAAATCCGGCCTTAAGACGAAAATATATTATATGGAGGAAAAATTATGATCAGAAAACCTTTACCTACAATCGGCGTGGACAAGTATACATTTTTTAATGTAGTTTCCGACACAAATGAGGGTACAACATACGGCGAGGCATATAACCTTAAGGGTACAGTTGAAATTGCACCGACAGATGCAGGCGGAAGCGAAATTTTTGATGCGGACAACGGTGCATATGAAACTTCAAGCTATATTGAAAAGCTTGGTCACGAAATTACAAATGCGGATATTCCGCCTGAAGTTGATGCTCTGTGGCGTGGTCTTGAAACAAAGAACGGCGTTGTCGAAGTGGGCAACGACACAAAGACGGTTTACTTCGGCGTTGCATGGAGAATTCTGAAGTCTGACGGTTCATACCGCTATGTCAGATACTACAAGGGTTCATATAGCTTTGCATCAAACGTCGGCGGTAAGACGAAGCCGTCAAGCGGAAGCATCGACAAGCAGACTGCAAAGGCAACATACACAGCAGTACAGCGTGATTTTGACAACAACTATTACGCATACTTTGACGAAAGCGATTTGCCTGAAGGTCTTACAAAGGATGCGTTTGAAGAAAACTGGTTTACGGATATGAACTACTATCCGACAGTGTAAAAGGAGCAATAATATGCAGCATACATTATCATTTACAAAGGATAAAACAAAATATGTTTTAAAACCGTTTGATTTTGAAGCGATGTGCATGATAAATGATGCACACAATGACGGAAAAAAGAAAGGTCCGCTTACAATCTGCCGTGATGCAGTGGACTATATGTTTGAGGGCACACAGGCAACTCAGGACGTAATTGATTCGCTTGATATTGATGTGCGATCACAGATGTGCATCACATTGTGGGGTTTTTATGTGGATGCTTTAGCATCAAAAAACGTGTAACGTCAGGAGGCGGTGGCGGTGCTTTAAGAGATATATACCCTATACTTTTAAGGCACCATCATCTTCTGCCTGACGAAGTAGGCAGACAAAATCCGTGGGTACTTTTCACCATGCTGGATGGTTTAGGAGAGGAAGAAACGGATTATTCAAACGAACATTTAAAGATGTTCTACGGAGAGGAGGTATGATGTAATGGAGGTTGCAAATCTTTCGGTCAGTATTACGGGTGATACGTCAGGATTATTGAGTGCATTGGGAGAAGCCCAGAATGCTCTTGCAAAGTTTGATTCGCAGAGAATGGCACCAGGCAATGCACTTTCATATTACACTCCCGGAGTGAGAAATCAATGGTTCGATTCAGAAAAGAAATTACTTGAGCATTATAAAAAGACAAATAATATGTCGTTTGAAGAAGAAATCGAGTGGTGGAACAGACTTCTTGAAATGTTTTCATACGACAGTGAGGCAGTGCTTGAAATTCAGGAAGGGATATATAAAGCAAAGGAGAAAATCCTGAAAGCACAAAAAGATGCTGACAAAAGTGCACTTTCGGAGTACAAGAAAAGCTCTGACACATGGATTAAGTATCAGACCGAAGTCAATAACATGAGTGTTCAGGACCAGATAGATGCGTATAACAGACAACTTCAAAACTACAATGCA